TGATAACCTTTTTGATGTTCAGGTTTTAAATTATCTTTAGCATATTTAATCCATATTTTATTTCTAAATGATCCAAAGCCGTATGTTTCGTTCATCATAGTACAAACAATTTTAGAGCTTCCTCTTTCATTACTACTTCCATCATTTGCACCTTGTCCACCTCTTCTAGAAGAAGGTTTAGTAGGTTGAACTTGATAATTAAAAGTTTCTTTTATTTTATCTGATCTTGCTTTTGTTTTAGGACTGAAATCTCTACCGCCTCCCATTCCTCCAGATCCAATAGAACTTAAACCAGAAGATTGTTTCTTTATTATTTCTTGAGCTTTTTTTCTATTATCTATTTCTCTTTGACCAGCCGCCTCATTCTGCGCCGCAACTTTTTGAATATTAGAAAGTTGTCCAAACTCTCCAAAACCACCTTGATCTACAAAACCCCCACCTGGTTGAAATTGTGCACCTGGTAGACCTATGGTGCTTTTAAAAGCATCATCGGCGGTTATGCCAAAATCATCATCTTCTGTAGATACAATTGTATTTAGTTTTGTTTTTCCACCAACAACATCAGGCACAGCTGATGAAGATACAATACCAAAATCATCTAATATATCTACGTTATCTTTTTGTGCCTGTAATGCATTTTCTATAAGATCTACTTCTTTAATAAAATCAGAAGGTATTATTTCAGTTTCTGAACCACCAGGCCCTGTTACTTTTTTATCTCCTATAAATTTTTTACCGTAATCACTTACAGCTTTTATTTGTTTAATTAAATTTGTAGTTTGATTAGTGCCTGGCATAGTAGCTTTTTCATTAACAGCAGCCATCTGCTCTGCTGACAAAGTGCCATCAATAATACCTTGTATTTCAGTTCTGCTTAAATCATATTTTTCACGTAGTGTATCAGCTATCTTACCAACTCTTTTATCAATCGTATCTTGAGTTATCATGTTGGCATTATATCCGGCCATCACATTTTCTATTGTGTTATAATCTTGTATTGGATTTGCAACTATTCTACCTATATCATCTGTAAATACATTTTCTTTTCTTAATTGATTTTCTAATATTGCTCTTCTGTTAACAGGAAGAAGATCTTGTAAAGCTTGTAATCCTTTGCCCATCATGCCAGGAACAACATCACCTATTCTAGAAAATGGATTTAATACTTGTTTTCTTGTAGCACTAAAAGCACTCATTGGACCATCGTCTCGTCCAAGCAATGCATTTGGTATTCCAGGTGTAGTAATTACATTATCATCATCGTCATCATCTACAGGTGGTTGGTTTCCACCGCTTCCAGATGAGCCGTATGTAAAAGTCTCTGGTAGATTTTTTCTATTTAAATAATCCTGTACTAATTCAAATAACGTTTTCGCCATTATCTTCTCCCGTCCGGTTGTATATCTAATCTAAACGTCCCAAATCTCCATGATTCCGATACAGAATCATTCTCTATCTTTAGATTAACAAACCTTCCTCTTGCTCTAGTATCCTTTTTATCAGTACTAGCATTAATTGTAAAGGGGCTCAAACTAGTCACTGTATCGTTCTGTTGAGGGTATCTTTTGACTGCTAATGTTACTTTAGCATTACCCTCTAGATTTTTAAAATCAGGTACAAAACGTCTTACAGCTAAGAATATCTCCCCTGCAATGCTTGGTCCTGTAGACCTGCCTCTTGCATCTCTTTGTCTCTGTTGTAGGTCAAAATCAAAAGATTTGATAAACGATGTAACAGTTGTAGTTGTACCATTTGGATTAACTTGATCTGTACCTACTTCATGTTCAAAGAATGTGCTTTGACCTAGACCTGATTGACCTACTATCACCGGAAAAGATCCTGATGAATTAGAATCGTATTTGGTAGCAAAAGGTTTTTGATAGATAGTTGCATCTATCCATGTTGTTCTAGCCTCTGTCCCGGTATACCAACAATTTTCTCCATAGTTATAAACTACATACTTATCATTATATTCAGATGTTGCTCCCGGATAGTACCAAACAACTTCTGTATATAAATTATTAAGACCGGCTGCTATTTGTTGACCTTTTGTAGTATCAATATTATCATAAACAAAATCTTCTACAGAGCATGGTAATGTTTTAACTGTACCATCAAACATAAAGAAACCTTTTGGTGATAACCAAAATGCAACACCATCTATTTCTACAGCTGCATTCTTACCTATCAATCCACAGTTTGTACCAACTTGTTCAAAACCAAATGTAAAAGGTGCACCTATAAACTTCATTGTATACAAAGCGTTGTCTGTCCAAACTAGAATACTTTCTTTTGCTTTTAGTGCTCCAATAATTTTACTACCGTCTTGTAGTCTTTGTGAACCAGCAGAATTAATTGACGTAACATCATAGCTATCTATATTTTCTTGATCAGAAAATCTTATAAACATATCGTCTTGTGTTGATGTATTACCTATTGTTGTTTCTGTTCCAAGATGAATTAAGTGTCTAGTTGTAGGTGATACTAATGTGACCCTTGATGCCGTAGGATTGTTTCCTGTTGCAAAATTAGTTGTTGTAGTCGATGCTCTTGTAGTAAGTCTAGCACCATCACCGGCGTTCCATGTAAATGTTTTACCGTTTGCAATAGTTGCGATCAATACTTGACCAAAGTTACTAAGTGACCATAGACCAGGTTCTAGTGATACATCTGATGCAGATGCAGCTTCACCCCAGTTACCTGTACCCCAACTATCAATACCCCAACCATAACCATATGACTGTGCTCTTGGTCCTACAGGTTCGTATGGTTTTATACTTAGACTACCACCAGTTGATACTGTTCCTGATGCATTTGATGTCTGTGTAATTGTAAATGTATTTGTTGTTGGAACTGTTATTACTTGAAAGTTTTTATCTTCAAAATCTGAATTACTAAAACCTGTACCTCCCGGTAGCGTAACGTTATCTAATATAATAATATCTCCTACAGATAAAGAGTGTGAAGTTTTTGTAATTGTACATGTAGGTGATCCGTTTGTAGTTGCAATTGTTGCACCTGTTATTGTAGCTTTCAAAGGTGATATGTCATACAGTTGACCTTCAAAGTATAATAATAAAAACTTATCTGTTCCTATTGCAACATATCTATTACCATCTAAATCTACAAAAGCATGTTGTGCTCTGGCTACACCTACAATTGTATCTGTTACAAGTGAGGCCCAACCTCCAACCTTTTCAGGTAGACCATATCTAAATCTTACGTTGTCAGAATCTACCCAACGATTTTCTGCTCCTGCTTCTGTGTTTTGTTTATCTATTCCAGGTCTAAATTTGAAATCAATTAGAGCCATGCATTAGCTCCTATATTTTATCTTTGTATGCCCAGCCTCTTGTTGCATTTACAAATACTAAAGTAAAGGCAGCGCCGTTTGTTGATACAACTAAATTAGATGCAGCTCCTAATATGTTTGAACCATTTCTAGCCACAGTTAAATTGTTTGATCCAAAAGCATTACCACTATCTATAAATGTAACCTCACTACCTATAGCCGGTGAAGCTGGTAGTGTTACTGTTACAGAAGAACCTATACCACCACCTGATGTATTTATTAAAAGTTGATCACCATCCACTGCAGTGTATGCTGAAGGAACTGTGTAATATCCTTTTTGTCTTATACCTAAATTTATATTTGTGCCATCAGAATATAAAACAGAAGTAGATCCTGCTGATAAAGCAATACCAGTTCCTGATGCTGTTTTCACTGTCAAAGTATAATTACTACTAGACCTAGCTGTTGCATCTTGAACTATAATAACTCTTTCTGAAGAGTCAGGCATTGTTACATTTCTGTTCCCTGATAAAGTTCCTGTTAGTTTGAAGTATAGATTTTTACCATTAGATACAGCATGACTAGCTAAAGATAGAGCTACATCACCAGATCCAACATCTATACTTATGTATCCACTAGCTGCTTGTTCTAATATTTGTAAATTTGTATTTGTAATTGTACCCCAGGTACCTGACTTTTCACCCGTAGTTATTAATTCTAATTTTAAATCACTTGATGTACTTGATGCCATATTTCTCCTTATGGGTTAAGTGGGTCAATAGGGACCCAAACACCCGATGCATTTGGATTTATATCGTTCCATGATATCACAGAAACAGTACCATTTGCAAGTTTAAATCTGTTGCCTGTTGGTCTGACTCCAAAGCTAACTGACGTATTTCCTACACCAATATTGAATCTATTACCGCTTGGTAGTACTACAACGTTCTGTATTCCTACTCCAGCAAAGGTCGTTGATGCGAAAGGTGTTGCTCCAAAAAACATTACGGTATATTCCTCCAAACTTGACTAGCATTTGTAACTATTCCATCCCACTTTCTAATCAAGACATCAGATGTTCCTATCTCAAATCCTTCACCAGTAGGAAGTGCTTTGGCTTTAGCTACTATTGTAACGTCACTTGTTGATATATTAAATCTTTTTCCTGTCACAACCGCAGTAGCATTTGCTTTTGCAACTGCATTACCAAGGGCTATATTTACTCTGTTACCTGTTACAGATAAGTTACATTTACCAATAATTGTTACATTACCTGTAGCTATATTAGCTCTATTACCAACTATTGTTGGTACAGCTCCTGCTGTTACAGTTACATTACCTTTTGCTAAATCAAATTCGTTTCCTGTTACAGGAACATTTTTAGGTATAGAAGCTTGTGCATTACCTACAGCTAAATCTAAACCTTGACCAAGTAGTATTTCCCTCGCCTTACCAACTATGGTTACATTACCTGTGGATATGTTTGCTCTATTACCGGTTACAGATACTTCTGCTTTACCTACGATTGTAGTATTACCAACAGCTACGTTTAATCTTACACCTTGTAAAGCTACAAATGCATTAGGATTGAAGCCTACATCTGAAAATGCGGCTGATGCAAAGGGTGTTGCACCGAAATACACGGATTACCTCGCCGTTGCTGGAACGTTATTAGATCCTACTAAGCTTTGACCAAAAGCCATATATAAATATGTTTCACCTTGAGTATTTACTCTTCCGCTCGTAACTCTTGGTTTAAAACCATTCGATAAAAAATCAATATCTACTGAAGACGTATCCTCAGTGGCATTTGTATTTGCTTGTAAAAAATCACCAGCAGGGTTGTCAGTATCTCTAGTAGAATCAATGATATTCCAATTTCTATTACTACCTGTTCCACGAATTAACACCCATCTAGGTTTAAATCCTGTATAAATAAATGTTCCGTCTGCATTTCCATTTCCTGTGTAGCTTCCAAATTTTGAGTAGCCTTGTTTTTCTGCAAAAGCATAACAAACATAAGTTTCACCATTTCCATTTACTCCTGCGTCAGTTCCAATGTATATTTTTGTTGCATCTGGATTTGTAGCACTCCACACATTTGCTCCTGAAGCAACATTACCAGTGCCATTTAAATATATATATTGATTTGCATTTAGACCTGGATGTTTAACAAACCATTGATCTGTATTTGATCTACCTTTAATTATAACAACAGTTGGTGCTGCTCCCAATCCATGTGCTATATGAGCCGCATTTCCTGTTCCTGTGTAAGTAAAAACACTAAAACCTGCCGTTGTGTTTACGGATGCTGTTGTTGTTATGGTTCCACCAGAAGGATTTGTTGTAGAACTTCCACCTGCTTTCCAATTCCATGCAGCGAAAGTATGAGTATTTTGATTTGTGTTATTTGCATTTCCTAAAGTAAAACCATCACTATCAAATGATTTAAAACCTTCAGCGTAAGTTGCTTCAGCCGCATTTGAGTTTGATATAAGATATTTTGTTGCAGTTCTTACAACATCTTGCAAAATATGATCATCTGCATTACTTCTTTTTTTTAACCAAGTCCAGTCGGGTTGAAATCCAACACCTGTAATTGCATGATCTGTTGTTCCATTTCCTGTATAAAGTTTAGTATTAAAATGTAAGCTAGATTTATTAATTGTTGTAAAAGCCATTATTCGTTTAATCCTTTTGTTGATAACGCAGTATACCCTGAAGGCACGTCATATTCAAATGTTCCAACATTACTAGCATTGGTTCCCGCACTAGATACTGCTGTTGTTCCAAAAAATCCGTTTCCAAAGTTTGCTTGATATGTATATGTATTTGCTGAACTAGCATCACTACATGCAAAAAAATATGTTTTGCCAGATGTTAATGATACTGCACCAGTTCCTGTAGCTCCACTTTCAGGATTGCCAGAATTTATCCAAGCGTCTCCATTTTTTCTAAAATATAATTTATAATTATCTAAATCTATTGCCATACAAACTATGTCATTAGTTCCCCATGTAGGCATACCTGTAAGAACATCTGAATTATTATTTTTAATTTTTCCCTCTGCTCCCATATAAGACCATCCTTCGGATATGTAGCCGATATTATAAGCATTAACTGTGCTTCCTTGTTGAAATTTTGATAAATCATAACCAACACCGACCATTTCTCCTTGATTAGCAGATGCTGCAGATAATTTCATTTCACAATAAAATTTACCGCTAGACATTCCTAGAGTTGAAAACCAAACATTACTTGCTCCTGCTGAATAGTTACTAGCTGTTGTTCCAGATGTATTTCCATTAGCTAAACTCATTGTGCTATTCATAGCTAAATTTTTATTCCATGTAGCAAAATTATTACTTGGATTGTCTTGTGTAGTTGTAAGTGTGCCTGTATCAACAGCCCAATTGTTACTATTG